GACGCAGAAGACCAGCCTGCTCTCGGGCGACATCACCTATTCGGACGCCCGCGAAGGCATGGGCGGGCTGCGCTCGATTCACGATGTCAACCTCCGCATCGATCATCTGGTGCAGGACATCCAGAACGTCGAGTATCGGATTCAGCGATCGTTTTACGAGGATCTGTTCCTGATGCTGGCGCGCTCGGATCCACAGCAGGGCGCGCAACGCCCGACCGCGCGCGAGGTCGAGGAGCGGCACGAGGAGAAACTGATCGCGCTGGGGCCGGTGCTCGAGCGCACCAACGACGAGCTGCTCGACCCGATCGTCGATCGCGTGTTCGACATGATGGACCGCTCGGGCCTGATTCCGGAGGCGCCGGAGTCACTCAACGGCAAGAACCTGAAGGTCGAATACATCTCGATCCTCGCGCAGGCGCAGAAGCTCGTCGGCGTCGTCGGGCTCGATCGGTTCATGCAGACCGTGCTGACGGTGGCGCCGGTGATCCCTGGCATCTTGTTCAAGGTCAACACCAACCGCTACATGGACGTCGTGGGCGACCTGCTCGGCATCGACCCGACGATCGTGCGCGAGGACGAGGACGCCGACGCGATGGCGGCCGAGCAAGCCAAACAGCAAGCCGCGATGATGGAAGCCGAGCAGGCGAAGAACATGTCGGTGGCGGTGAAGAACGCCGGCACGACGCCGATGGAGGGCGACACCGCGCTCAGCCGGATGTCGATGGCGGCGGCTGAGAACGCCGCCGCGCAGGGCGTCGCATGAGCCGGCCCCTGGTGCGGAACGCCGCCTCGCCGCGCCAGGTCGGGCACGCCGCGCGCAAAGCGAAGGAGCGGCGCACGCGCGAGCTGGTCGACCTGCGGGCGGTGCTCGACACCGAGCCGGGCCGGCGCACGATCTGGCGGTTCTTGAAGTTCTGCGGCGTCAACGAGACGGTGCTGCGTGAGAACCCGATCACGATGGCGGAGGCGGCCGGCCGGCAGAACGTCGGGCACTACCTGATGGCGGAAGTGGCCGCCGCGGACGAGGAAGCGATTTTCACGATGATGCGCGAGGCCCGGTTCCTCGAGGCCCGCGACAACCGGGAAACCGACGCCGTGCAGACCGGCGACAGCCAGGAGAAGGCAGACGATGGCGACAGCAGCGAAAACCCCTAGCGCGGCCGACACCGCCGCCGCCGATACCGCCAAGGCCGCCGCCGACAAAGCGACCGCCGACAAGGCGACAGCAGACCAGGCCGCGGCTGACAAAGCCACGGCCGACAAAGCGGCAGCCGACAAGGCCGTCGCCGATGCAGCAGCAGCCGCCGGCAAACAGCCCGAGGGTGCCGAGGGCACCAAGGACGGCAAGCAGCCAGGCACGGGAGGCGCCCCCGAGAAGTATGCGCTGACGCTCCCCAAAGACGGGGCGGTCGACGCGATTGATGTCGCGGCGGTCGAGAAATATGCGCGCGAAGGCAACCTGTCGAACGCGGACGCGCAGGCGCTCCTCGATCAACAGAACACGATGCTGATCGAGCAGAGTGACGCGTTCGCGGCGCAGTTGACGGCCGATCCGACCTACGGCGGAGACAAGCTGCCCGAGACGCAGCGCCTCGCCAAGATCGCGATCGACGCCGTTCGCCCTGAAGGTCATCCGCGACGCGCGGCGTTTCAGCGCATCCTGGACAAGAGCGGGGCCGGCAACCACATCGAGATCGCGAGCTTTTTCGCCGACCTCGGCAAGAAACTGGCGGAAGACAAACCCGTGTCGGGGTCGACGACCGGCGGCGACGATCGGAGCAACAAGCCGCTCGCCAACCGGATGTATCCCAACATGAAGTGAGTCAGGTCCGTCGAGGGAGTAACGAGTATGCGTGCTGTAATTCTGGTGGTGCTCACGGCGATCTGTGTCGCACTGTTCGGCGTCGACATCGGCGCCGTCTCTCACGTCAGCCGCGGCCCCGATCTCGGGTCGCTGCGCGACTTGCTCGACACGGGCCTGGTGCTCGTGTTCGGCGTGGCGCTCTCAACCGGCGCGCTGACGATCGCCGATTGGGCGAAGCGCCTCGATCCGACCGGCAAGGTATCCGACATCGTCGAGCTGCTCTCGCAAAGCAACGAGCTGCTGACGGACATGGTGTGGATCGAGGGCAACCTGCCGACCGGCCACCGCACCACGGTGCGCACCGGGCTGCCGGCCGTCGCGTGGCGTCTGCTGAACGCCGGCGTCACGCCCAGCAAGTCGACGACCGCGCAGATCGACGAACAGGCCGGCATCCTCGAAGCCTGGTCCGAGGTCGACGTCGCGCTCGCGAAACTCAATGGCAACACCGCGGCGTTCCGGCTGTCGGAGGCCCGCGCGTTCATTGAGGCGATGAATCAGGAGATGGCGCAGACGTTGTTCTACGGCAACGGCGGCATCGCCCCCGAGGAGTTCACCGGCCTGGCGCCGCGCTACTCCCTGCTCTCCGCCGGCAACGGCGGCAACATCATCGACATGGCCGGCGTCGACGCCGCCGACAACTCGAGCATCTGGCTCGTCGCGTGGGGCGAGGAGACGGTCGCGGGGATCTTCCCCAAGGGCAGCCAGGCCGGGCTCGAGCACGACGACTATGGCGAGCAGACCATCCAGGTCACGGCGGGCGTGGCCGGGCAGCGGATGCGCGCGCTGCAAGAGCGGTGGGTCTGGAACGCCGGCATCATGCTGAAGGATTGGCGCTACGTGATCCGGATCGCCAACATCGACATCAGCACGCTGTCGTCGTCGGTGCCCGACCTGGTCACGGCGATGGAAACCGCGCTCGAGATGCTCCCGAACGAGCTGGGCAAGCCGGTCTTCTACATGAACCGGATGCTCCGCCGATTCCTGCGCCGCCAGGAGCGGCTCCAGGTATCGACCGGCGGCGGCATCACCTTCGAGAACGTCGACGGCAAGCGCGTTTACGACTTCGGCGGAGTTCCGGTGCGGATCTCCGACGCCATCCTCAACACGGAAGCCCGCGTCGTCTAACGCGACCAGGAAAAGGAGCAACGTATGTATCTTGATGCTTTCCTGCGCGTCAGCAACGCGCAGGCGTTCGGAGCCGCCGCCGTCTCGACGGACTCCATCGATCTCGGCAACGTCACGCCCAAGCGGCGCATCGGCACGGGTGAGCCGATGGGCTTCGGCTTCGCCGTCACCACCGCGGGCACCGTGGCCGCCACGCTCCTCGAGATCATCTCTGCCACCGACGCCGCGCTGACTGCGGCGATCCTGGTGCACGCCTCCCGATCGATTCCGCTCGCGGAAACCACGATCGGCTCGCTGCATTTCGTGCCGCTCCCGCAGGGCACGCCGACGCAGCGGTATCTCGGTATTCGCGCCACGACGGCCGGCGGCACCATCTCCGGCACGGCCTGGCTGACGTCACACGATCTGTTCTCGATCGCGGCGCAGGCCTACGCCCGCAACTACGTGGTCTAACGACCTCGCCACCTGTCGCGTCCGCCGGGCGCTCAATGTCGAGCGGCCCGGCGGGCTCGACCGATACACCATCGACAGAAGCGAGGACGATCATGGGAAAGTCGAAAGCACAATTGGCGAAGGAAGCCGCCGCCGCCAAGGCGGCCAAGGCGCCCGACGCCGCGGCTCGGCGCACCGACGAGCTGAACCAGCCCCGCCCGGCTGACGGCCCGCGCGCCGACGCCGCCAGCCAGCGCGCGGCCGACGAGGACGCGATCGATCAGAAAACGCAGGACCGGGTCGCGGCCGACAAGGTCGCGTCGGATACCGCGCGCGCGGCCAACGACCCGCGCGACACGTCGCAGGCGCGCAAGAACGCCGCGCCGCCACCGGGGGCCGAGCGCCGGGTGCCGCACCCCAAGGCCCGCCCGCGGCGGGCGGTCGACGAGATGCCCGACCGCGACCTGGGTCCGCTGATTCGGGTGCGCGCGTTCGCGGTCGGCTTCGTCGACAACGTCCGCCGGCGCGAGGGCGACGTCTTCGACGTGCACACGACCGAGTTCTCTGACCAGTGGATGGAGCCGGTCGACGGCCGCACGCCGGAGTCGATCACCGGCCCGCAGGCGGCGCTCAAGGGCCACCACGACCGGACGATGGCGGAGCGGGCGCAGTTGCGGAAAGGCGCGACGGGCGCCCCGCACGACCCGCTGGGGGCCGAAGCGGCGTCACACCGCGCGTGAGCTAACACCAGGCAAGGCCACGGGCGCGGAGCTGACCCCGCGCCCGTGGTTGAGATGACGCTATGGCAAAGATCCGTTACCTCGACTATCAAATCTTCCTGACCGACCGGGACGAGGTCGCGGCGCTGAATGTCACCTATCCCAACGGCATCCAGATCGCGCCCACGGTGGCGGCTGTCACCTACTCGGCGCCGATTCGAGAGTTCAACGCCATCTGGACCGCGCCGGCGACCAGCTCGCCCTGGTTCTGGAGCGTGGTCGGCGACAACTATCCGCGCAACGAGGCCACGTTCACGCGAAAAAGTGGCGGCTGGTTCGGTATCTCGTGGCTGTTTGGCAGCACGGTCACGTTTGTGTGGGTCGGCAAGTTCATCTATGGCCCAGGGCAGAGCCAAGGCCCAGAGATCGACGACACCCCGGTCGAGGTTGTCGCGATGGCGCGGCGTCGCTTCATCACCGGGTTCGAGATCCCGCAGGACGGGGAGGGCGCGCAGGGCAACGGCACGCGCACATATTGCCGCGAGGCGTCGCGCCATCCAGACGGCATGGGCTGGGCGTTCCGCGGCGACACCGGCATCATCTCGTCCTACCCGGACGGGTTCGGGTCGCCCGGCGGCTCCGCGCATTGGGATCGGTTCTACGTGCGAATCCGCAAGGCGCCGACGAGCGCCGCGCGCTTCTGGCTCGGGAGTGGCACGGCCAACGGCATCGAGCTGAAGCTCAACCCCAACCTCACATTCCTGCTCTCCAATATGGCGAGCGGCACGATGACGCCGATCACCACGTCGTCACGCGCGCTCGAGCTGGACGTCTGGAAGAAGGTCGACATCGTGGTGTCCTACGCGACCGCCGGCGCCGGCGTGGGTGCCTACGTCGAGGTCTACATCGGCGGCCTGCCGGCCATCAATCACCGGCTGTTCCCGGCGACCGGCCTGGGCGTGATCGGCGGGTTCGGCGCGGGCGCCCCCGTCTCGCTCGGCAGCCCGACGACCGTCGACTATTGGGCCGACTTCGATGATTGGGTCGGCGCGGAGACGCCGACGAAGGAATCGGTCGCGCCGTTCCGCTATGTCGGCAAGGACTGGCTGAACGGGTCGAAGGTGCAGCGCGTCATGGCGACGGAGTTCGGCGCCGGCGATGAGCGCGCCAACTGGACAAACGACAGCTACAGCAACCTCAACCAGTATCCCGACAACGCGCAATCGCCGATGGTCAGCATCGTGCCAGCGGCGAAGATCGTCGTCAACACCGATGCCGCCCGGTGCATCGACGCCCAGCAGGGCGCCCTGGGGATTGCCGCGCTCACCGTGGGGGTCTGTCACACCGGCGTCACGGCCGGCGTTTCGATGCTGGCGTTTCAGATTGCCGGCGGCACGGTCGATTGGCTCGCGCTGCCGTCCTCCTCTGGTTTTATCAACCAGTTCTACATGCACCGGCTGGCCGGGTTGATCGAGCCCATCACGCCGATTGCGCCGCTGAGCCTGCATTACCTGAAAGACAACGACGCGACCAGCGACACAGTGCATCACCTTGGCTGCGTCGCTGAACTGATTGGCGTGTTCGGCCCCGAGGACGTGTTCCCGCGGACGTCGGGCGCGACGCCGCCGGCGACCCCGGCGGCGCGGGTGCGCGGCACGCACAACAACCCCTACCCCGAGAGCCCGTGGGCGCGTGACCTGAAGGTGCCTGGACCCTACATCATCCATTCGGGCACCTACGCCGGCAACGACATCGGCCACGACTTGATCTTCCGGCTGCCGGTGCATTGGTTCTATGTGCGGAAGGTCGGCACCGTCACCAACGCGCCGGGCTTCTGGTTCTCGTCGATGATCGGATCGCACCAGGGCATCAACCAGTTCCTCAATCCGACGTGCCCGGTGCAGGCGTTCATCGACCCGACCTTCGTCGGCGCCGGGGCCGAAGACGATCAGGAACAGCGCACCATCCTCCGCATCACCGGCGCCATGTCGGTGATCAACGCGACCGGGAGCACCTATCAGTGGGTAGCGGTCAGCGACCCGGCCGCGCGCTTCCTCCAGACCGGCGCCCTCGCCATCGGCGGCGTCGATGCGACCGACGTGCACGCGCTGCCGAATCCGGACTTCGCCCCCGAATCGGCGTTCTTCCAATACGAGGCGTCGCCCGGCGGCGGCGCCGCCGGCGGCGGCTACTTCAAGGGGTTGGGGCACGCCGCCGATGGCATCTCGAGCCTGCCGGGGGCGGCCGAGACGCTGAACTTCCTGTCGTGGGCGGCGGGCGCGCTCACGACCTTGCCCGCCGCGACCGTCAGCGCCGCGCTGACGGTGGCCTATGCGCTCTGGCGGCGCGACGATGGCAGCGGCGATGCCGGCACGTCGAAGACGGTGCAGATGGGCACCTATGTCGGCGACGGCACGGCCTCGCGGACGATTGCGTTTGGGCCGATCGGGCTCCGCCCGCTCTGGGTCAGCGTCACGCCGCACGGCGCCCAGGCGTCGATCGTGCGCGACCCCTCGAACACCGGCACGACGTCGGTCATTTGGACCGGCGCCAATCAGGCCACGACCGGCATCACCGCCGGCGGGATCGACACCTTCACGGTCGGCATCCTCCTCAACGCCACCGGCGTGACCTACTCGTGGTTCCTGCTGCCGGGCGGCACGGTGGCGTGCGAGAACGGCTTTTCGTGTAATGGCGAGTTCCTGCCGGTCGAGCCCGAGATCCCCGAGGGCGTGTGTCTCGACCCCGAGGCGACGAACTTCGGGGAGTTCGGCGTCTGCGTGTTCGACCCCGATCCGGGGGAGTCGACGACGTGCGACGATCCCGCGGCGAACAACTACGGCGCGCTGCTGCCGTGCACCTACGACACCACGCAGCCGCCCGGCGGCGAGTGCCTGCCCGGTGAACTGACGACCTGCGTCACCGAGACGACCAGCCTGGTCAACCTCGCCCTGTTCGAGATCGGCGTCAGTCGGCTCCTGACCGACTACTGCACGCAGATGACGCGCGAGGCGGTCGTCGCGCGCACGGTGTTCAACAACACGGTGCGGACGGTGCTGCACGCCTACCCGTGGCCGTTCGCGACGCGCTACCGGGCGCTGACCCTGGCGCCCAATCAGCCCAACAACGCCGACTGGACGTATGCCTACCTGCTGCCGAGCGACTGTGTCTTCGCGCGCCGCCTGGTGGTGTCGCGCGGCACCGGCGTCGATCCCGAGCCGCCGGCGTTCATGATGTCGAGCGATGACGCCGGCGGGCTGCTGTTCACCAACGAAGCCGGCGCGGTGCTCGAATACACCTGCCGACCGGGGTGCGTCGCGGTGCTGGGCGATGCGCTGTTCATCGAGACGCTGAAGTGGAAGCTCGGCGCGGTGCTGGCGCCGCCGCTGACGCGGATGGACGAGCCCGCGGCGCGCTGCCAGAAGGAGTATGAAAAGTGCCTCGAGCTGGCGAACGCCATCCGGAAGCCCGGCGTGCCCGGCCGGCGCCCGGCCGCCGACCCCGCCAGCCCCGACCTGGCCGCGGTGTGCGTCACCGCCAACATCCAGGCCGTCAACCGCGGGCTGCTGCGCATCGGTGCGCAGACGATCATCAACCTGGCGACGGACCAGAGCCGGGGCGCGGTCGCGGCGACCCTGATCCTCGAGGACGAGATCCGCGCGTCGCTGCGTGATTACCCCTGGAAGTTTGCCAAACGCTACGACGATGCGCTGGTGCTCGTGGCCGGCACGACCACGGTCGCGGCCAATCCCGACTGGCAATACAGCTACCGGCTGCCGACCGACTACGTGATGGCGCGTCGGCTCGTGGCGGCCGGCACCGGGCGCAAGTTCGAGGACTCGCCGCCGCCCTGGGAAGTCGGCACCGACGCGACCGGCGATCTGCTGTTCACCGACGTCGTCGACCCGGCGCTGGAATACACCGCGCGCATCGCGTGCGCGGTGCAGAAGGGCGATGAGCTGTTTCGGGATGCGCTGGCCTGGCGGCTGGCGGCGGCCCTCGCCCCGTCGCTCGCGCAGGTGGATCCGGCGCATCCCGAGCAGGTCGGCCGCGGGCCGGACGCGCCGCCGGATCCCAAGCAGCGCATCAGCCACAAGCCCAACCAGGCGGCGATGCGCGCCCAGGCGGTGCGCTACGCGCAGACGATGTATCGCCAGGTGCTCGAGCGCGCGCGCATCCAGGACGCCAACGAGGCCGAGCCCGAAGACCCGGTCGATGCCGAATGGATTCGAGGGCGCTGATGCCGAAAAAGACGCCGGCCACTCAACCCGTGCTGAAAATGGCGGAAGGGTATCACCCCGGTAACGTGACGTGTGACACCCAATTCAAAGCTGACCCGGCTCCGGCTCCGGTGACGGTGGACGAACCTGCGCCTGTGCTCTATGACGCTTCAGGCAGACCGTTGCGCCGATCGATCGGGTTCTGAAAGACCTGAACCATGCCCGAGAGCGTCATTCAACGGAGCTTCGCGGCGGGCGAGTGGGCGCCGGCGCTGCACGCGCGCGCGGACCTCGAGAAATACTCCGAGGCGGCGAAGACGTGCCGGAACTTCCTGGTGCTCCGGCACGGCGCCGCGGCCAACCGGCCGGGGTTCCGGTTCACGAGCGCCTGCAAGACCGACGACGCCAACAAACGGCTGCTGCGCTACGTCTCTGAGAACGTCAACGAGAGCCTCCTGATTGAAGCCGGCATCGGGTACTTTCGGTTTTTCCTGAACGGGGGGCCGGTGACGCTGGCGGCGCCGGGCACGGCCTGGTCGGGCGCGACGGCCTACGTCGAGGGCGACCTCGTCTCACGGCTCGGGATCAATTACTACTGCGTCCTGGCGCACACCAACCAGCAACCGCCGAACGCGACCTACTGGCATCCCCTGACGGACGACATCTACGAGATCCCCTCGCCCTACACGACGGGCGGCCTGTTCAATTGGGTGCAAAGCGGCAACGTCATCACGCTGACGCACAAGCTGCACGATCCGCGCGAGCTGATTTTTTTCTCGCTGACGAATTGGGTGCTCCGGCTCGTCACGACCCAGCCGGTGTTGCCGGCGCCGGAGAACGTCGCCTCGACCGTGGGCGTCGCGGGCACGCGCACCTACGCCTACAAGGTCACGGCGGCGGCGATCGACACCTACGAGGAGAGCCTGCCGAGCGACCCCAGCGGGTTCGCCAACGCCACCGACGAACCGACACCGGACGCGCCGAACATTGTCACCTGGGACGCCGCCGCGGGCGTCGTGGAGTGGTATGTCTACCTCGACCCGTATACGAACGGCAATTACGGGTTCATCGGCACCAGCGACACCCCGACCTTTCACGACGTCGGGTTCGTGCCGGATTTCGGCATCACCCCCCCGTTGCCGCGGACCCCGTTCGTGAGTGCGGAGACGCGCCCGCACGTCGCGACCTACTATCAGCAGCGCCGCTTCTTTGCCGGCAGCATCGCGGCCCCGGAGCAGATCGAAGGCTCAAGGACCGGCTTCCCGAACAACTTCGGGATCAGCTCGCCGCTCCAGGACGACGACGCGCTCAGCTTCCGCATCATGGGCGACCAGCATCATCCGGTGCGGCACATGCTCGGGCTGAAGACGTTCCTGGTGCTGACCGACGCCGGCGGCTGGACGGTCGGCCAGCCGAAGATCGAGCTGACCCCGTCGAACCTGCCCGCGGACCAGGAGATTTACGTCGGCGCGGCGCCGGACGTGCGGCCGATTGTGGCCGGCAACTCGGTCATCTACCTGCAAAGCCGCGGCTCGATCCTGCGCGACGCGCGCTTCGAGAACGAGGTCGAGGGCTTGGCCGGGCGCGACCTGACAGTCTTCGCGGCGCACCTGTTTGACGGCCACGTCATCGATCGGATGGATTACGCGCTCACGCCCGACTCGATCGTGTGGGTCATTCGCGACGACGGGATCCTCCTGGGCCTCACCTACCTGCGCGAACAAAACGTGTGGGGCTGGCACCGCCACGACACGCAGGGCGCCTTCGAGCAGGTGTGCGTCGTGCCCGAGGGCGACGAGGATGCGGTCTACGTGATCGTGATGCGGACGATCGGCGGCGTGAACAAACGCTACATCGAGCGGCTCGAGTCGCGCACGATCCT